GAAGTGAATGATATTGGAGATCAGGTGGCGAGTATCTTACACTTTGATTTGGAATATGATAATGTGTTAATGTGTGCAATGAGAGGTCGTGCTGGTCAGATTGTGGGTTCTGGATTTAGTGGTAAGAAATCCCAACTTGGAGTTCGTATGACTGCTGCCGTGAAAAAGTTGGGGTGTTCCAACCTAAGAACATTAGTTGAAGATGATAAGTTACTCGTAAAGGATTATGATATTATTTCAGAACTAACGACTTTTATTCAAAGAAAGAATTCATTTGAGGCAGAAGAAGGATGTAATGATGATTTGGCAATGTGTTTGGTCATTTTTTCTTGGTTAGTTGCTCAAGATTATTTCAAAGAAATGACGAACAACGATGTTCGTAAAAGAATTTATGAGGAGCAGAAAAATCAGATAGAACAAGATATGTCACCCTTTGGTTTTATTGTTGATGGTTTAGATGATGCGGAAGTGACTGTAGATATGGAAACGGGAGATAGGTGGGTATTTGCAAATGCTCAAAATCAATTAGAAAGCACCGAAATATGGAATGTTGATGAATATGGAGATCGATCTTATATGTGGGATTATAGATAGTTCTGTGAAGTCGTAGGAATTTATAAATACTTTTAGATAATTCTGGATAGTACGGAGAATAAAGATGCCGCTAAATTTAGCATCTCCTGGAATTGTAGTAAGGGAAGTTGATTTAACAATTGGAAGAGCTACACCTTCATCAAATAAAGTTGGTGCTATTGTTGCACCTTTTGCACAAGGACCTGTAGATTCTCCAACTTTGGTAGAGAATGAGAATGACTTGCTAACAACTTTTGGTGGACCATACGCAACCGATAAGCATTACGAGGATTGGTTAGTTACCTCATCATATCTTGCTTATGGTGGTTCTGCAAGAGTTGTAAGAGCAGACGATGATGATTTAAGAAACGGATTTGTGGGAACTGCTTCCAGCGTAAAAATTAAGAGCTTGGAGCATTATGAGCAACTTGGTTATGACGAGAATACCATTGCTGGTGTAGTAGTCGCTGCTAAGAATCCTGGTTCTTGGTCAAATGGAATCAGAGTAGCAATTATCGACGGTAAAGCAGATCAAATTCTTGGCGTTACAACTACAGGTGCTGTAGTTGGTTATGGTGTAACTCAATCAATTAGTTCAGTTCTTCCTGGTGCTGGTTCAACTTCAGTTTTAGATGGTTACCTCAAGGGAATTATTACCGAAATTGGTGCTGGAACTCTCGGAGTAAAAGTTTTAAGTCAAGTTTCTGCCGCAGGAACTGAAACAGTAGTTGATTATCAGCAAGGTGGAATTTATGCATTTGGAACCACAGGTAATCTAACTATTAGAACTTCATCTTCAGTTGGAGTTGCAACTACTGCAGTATCATCAACATTAGATTGGTTCGATCAACAAACAGTTGGATTAACAACATCATCAACAATTTCTTGGAATAATATTGCCCCAAGACCTGGAACTTCAGCATTCGCTGCTGCAAGAAACGCAAGATTTGATGAGGTTCATGTTGTAGTTATCGACTCCCTTGGAAATGTAACTGGAAATGCTGGAACTATTCTTGAAAAGCATTTAAGTCTTTCCAAAGCGACTGATGCAGAATTCTCAGTAGGAAGCCCTTCATACTGGAGAAAGTATATTGCAACTAATTCACAGTATATCTTTGCTGGTGGAGCACCTGCGGGTATTGTAACAACTGGATTTGTAGGAGTTGCAACTTCATTTACTTTAGATTCAGATATTGGTTGGGATCAAACTGCCGATGGTGGATCTGGTGGGGTAATTTTTGGTGCTGCTGGATCTTCGACTAACACATTAGATGGTGGTAAAAACTATGATGGTGGAACAAATATTACATCAACTGGAGCACTTACTTCATCTCTCGCAAAACTTTCAGCAGGTTATGATCTGTTCGAAAGCACAGAAAACTTCCAGGTAGATTTCCTATTAATGGGTTCTGCTGGATATGCAAAGGAAACTGCACAAGCACTTGCAAATAAACTAATTTCTGTTGCTGAACTGAGAAAAGATGCACTTGCATTCATCTCACCATACAGAGGTGCTGCTCTTACTGATACTTCATCACAAACTGCAGTAACAGTCAATTCGGCAGCAGATATTACTGATAATGTAATCAGTTTCTATGCTCCTATCACATCTTCGTCTTATGTAGTCTTTGATAGTGGTTATAAGTATATGTACGATAGATTTGCAAATACATTCAGATATGTTCCTCTAAACGGTGATATTGCTGGTCTCTGTGCCCGCAACGACATCAATAACTTCCCCTGGTACTCACCTGCTGGAACCTCAAGAGGCGCTATCCTGAATGCCGTAAAACTGGCTTACAATCCAACTAAGACCCAAAGAGACCGCCTATATTCGAGCAGAATTAACCCAGTCATCTTCTCACCTGGTGCAGGAATTATTCTGTTCGGTGATAAGACTGGATATGCTAAGGCATCGGCATTTGATAGAATCAATGTTCGTCGTCTGTTTGTTTATCTTGAGGGAGCAATTTCTCAGGCAGCAGAAGATCAACTCTTCGAATTCAATGACGAACTTACAAGAACCAACTTCGTAAATACAATCGAACCTTTCCTTCGTGATGTTCAGGCAAAGAGAGGCATTTATGATTATGTTGTTGTTTGTGATGAAACAAATAACACCGCTGCTGTGATAGATAATAATGAATTCGTTGCTGACATTTACATCAAACCCGCAAGATCAATCAACTTCATTGGTCTTACCTTCGTTGCCACCAAGACTGGTGTTGATTTTGAAGAAGTAATCGGAAACTTTTAATTTAGAGGTTTAAACAATTATGGCAACCAGACAACAACTAAATCCACCCCCTTTAAGGAAGATTACCGACTTCAAGAGTAAACTGTCGGGTGGTGGCACCAGAAGCAACCTATTTGAAGTTGTTCTTTCTTTCCCAGACGTAGCTCCTACAGACGTTAATACTCTTGATAAATCAAGATTGCTCGTTAAGTCTGCAGCACTCCCAGCATCGAATGTAGCTCCTCTGGAAGTTTCATTCAGAGGAAGAACTTTAAAACTTGCTGGAGATCGTACATTCGAATCTTGGACAATTGGTGTTCTAAACGATACTGATTTTGCAATCCGTTCCGCATTTGAGAATTGGATGAACAAAATTAACAGAGTTTCTGATAATACTGGTGAAACTGATCCAGCAGCATATCAGGCAGATGCATTTGTCTATCAATTAGACCGTGATGGTTCTACTCTAAGAGCATATCATTTCTATGATATTTTCCCAACAAGCATCAGCAATATTGCTCTCGACTACGGAACTGACTCAATTCAAGAGTTTAGTGTAGAAATGCAAGTTCTCTGGTGGGAAGCTATGAAGGGAACATCAGAAAAAGCTGGTGGTGAAGATATTAACTAAATAGTAAAATAACAGTTTAAATTTATAAAATGGCGAAACTTTTTGGTTTTTCGATTGAGGATAATGAAAAAAAATCCAAATCTATAGTTTCCCCCGTACCTCCTAACAATGAGGACGGGGTTGATTATTATATTCAATCTGGGTTTTATGGTCAGTATGTAGATATTGAAGGTGTCTACAGAACTGAGTACGATTTGATTCGTAGATATCGAGAGATGTCCTTGCATCCAGAATGTGATTCTGCAATTGAAGATATCGTCAATGAAGCAATTGTAAGTGATCTTTATGATTCACCAGTAGAGATTGAATTATCAAACTTAAACGCTAGTGATAAGTTAAAGAAAATTATCAGAGATGAATTTAAATATATTAAAGAAATTATGGACTTCGATAAGAAGTGCCATGAAATCTTTAGAAATTGGTATGTAGATGGTCGTGTTTTTTATTTAAAAGTTATTGATTTAAAAAAACCTGAGGAAGGAATTAAGGAACTCAGGTATATTGATCCAATGAAGATGAAGCACGTTCGTCAAGAAAAGAAGGCGGATCCAAATGACCGAAATTCTCTTCTGACTAATAAAACCATTATGAGTGGGAACTTTAGTAACGAGCAGACTAATTTTTCAGAAATTGAAGAGTATTTCATTTATAGCCCAAATCCAAATTACCCATCAGGAACAATCACTGGATCAGCAAAAGGTGGTGTAAAAATTGCTAAGGATTCTATCACATATTGTACATCAGGACTGATTGATAGGAACAAAGGGACAGTTCTATCATATCTCCATAAAGCAATCAAAGCACTCAATCAATTGAGAATGATTGAGGATTCTCTGGTAATTTATAGATTATCAAGAGCACCAGAAAGAAGAATCTTCTATATTGACGTTGGCAATCTCCCTAAGGTAAAAGCAGAACAATACCTCAAAGATGTTATGAGTCGTTATCGTAATAAACTGGTATATGATGCAAACACTGGTGAGGTTCGTGACGATCGCAAATTCATGAGTATGATGGAAGATTTCTGGCTTCCTCGCCGTGAAGGTGGTCGCGGTACAGAAATCACAACTCTTCCTGGCGGTCAGAATCTTGGTGAACTTTCTGATATTGAATATTTCCAGAAAAAACTTTATAGAGCACTTGCAGTTCCCGAAACCAGAATTGCTGGTGGAGGAGATGGATTCAATCTTGGTCGTTCATCAGAAATCTTAAGAGATGAACTCAAGTTCTCCAAATTTGTAGGACGCCTAAGAAAGCGTTTTGCAAATATGTTCAATGACTTACTTCGTACTCAACTTCTTCTCAAGAATATTGTATCTCCAGAAGATTGGGATAAAATGAGCGATCATATTCAATATGATTTCCTATATGATAATCATTTTGCAGAACTCAAAGAGGCAGAACTGATTACCAATCGTTTGACTCTAATGACTCAAATGGAACCTTATGTTGGTAAGTATTACTCTACTGAGTATGTTCGCAAAAAAGTTCTTCGTCAAACTGATTCGGAAATTATCGAAATCGATGAGCAGATTGAAGATGAGATTCAAAAAGGTATTCTTCCAGATCCTAATGCTCCGGTTGATGAAATGGGCAATCCAATTCCAGAAGGAGCAGAGCAACCTGCAATGGGAGAAGTTCCAATGGAACCAGCAGCACCCGAAGTTCCCAAAGTTCCTGAAGATCCCAAAGGTGGGAAGATATAAATAATCTTATAATAATAAAACAATTTTATGGAAGAACTTATCGATTTGATTGCGACTGACAGTTCCCCTTCGGATATTTCCAGCAGGATTAAAGAACTTCTCTATACAAAAGCGGCACAGAGAGTAGATGATGCTCGCCCTTATGTCGCTTCAGCAATGTTTAATAATGAAATTGAAAATGAATTTGATGATGAAGAATATACCGAGGACCAAGAATAATGGCAGTAAAAGTAGTACAGAATGTAAATAGAATTTCTCCCACTGTTTCGGTAGCTGCAACAAGTGCTCCAATTGCACTAAAAAGTGGATACCTTAGAGTTGCTTGCGCATCGACAGCAGTGTATGTAGAAATTGGAGGAGAACCTGTGGCTACAGTTAACTCCTTTTTAATTTCACCCTTTGGCAATGAAGTATTAAAAGAGAGACTTGCTAAACAGCAAATCGTAGGAATTACTACAGGCGCTTCAACAACAGTTACTTTTGATAATAATGCAGGCAATCCATTTTTAGTTGGAGATTATGTAACAATTGAAAATGCTCAACCTGCAGGAATTAATACAGTTCATAGATTGATAACTGCAGCAACTGATTCCACAGTTACCATTGCAGCAAATACATCAGCAATTGTAGGAGTAATTACTGCGGCTGGCGCAACTCTTTCTAGAAGTGTAAGGGTTTCAGCCCTTGCTCTTGATAATACAACAAACGTTAGTATCACAGAAGTAGTCCAATTAGTTTCCGAATAAAATGAAACTCATCACAGAAGAAGTCTCACAAGTACAATTCATTACCGAAAAGGTAAATGGTAAACAAACCATGTTTATTGAAGGTATTTTCCTTCAAGGTGATATTTGCAACCGTAACGGAAGAATGTATCCAATGGAAACTCTTTCCCGTGAAGTAAAGAGATACACTGAATCATTCGTCAATAAAGGTCGTGCCCTTGGAGAACTTGGACACCCAGATGGTCCAACCGTAAACCTTGATCGTGTTTCTCATAAGATTGTTTCTTTAACTGCAGAAGGAACAAATTTTAGAGGTAAAGCACAACTTCTTGAAACCCCTATGGGTAAGATCGCAAAAAATCTTCTAGAATCTGGTGTTTGCCTTGGTGTTTCTTCTCGTGGTGTTGGTTCACTCAAGATGACCAATGAAGGTCACAAAATTGTTGGTGAAGATTTTATGTTAGCAACTGCTGCTGACATTGTTGCCGATCCTTCTGCCCCTGATGCTTTTGTTCAGGGAATTATGGAAGGTAAGGAGTGGGTTTGGGATGGAGGAATTCTTCGTGAACAACTTGCATTCAAGACTCAAAGAAGAATTAATACCCTTGTAGATCAAAGAAAACTTGAAGAGCACAAACTAGATCTTTTCAACGAATTTCTTTCAAATCTATAAATTATAAATAAATATAGATTAAATACAAGAATCTAAAACAAATGTCCGTTGGTAGCAATTTACAAGAAATGGAAAACGTAGTAACCAAAGGGGCTGCACCTGCCGAGCCAATGCACAAACTGACTGGGGCAACTCCTGGTCAAACTGGTGGTTGGGAAGATCTCGGAGGTCCTACTCCAGAAAACTATAGGCCCGATGATGAGTCGGCAACTATCAAGACTCCAGGAGCAACCCTTGCTCAGGTCA